CATCGCGCACATTACGAGCCATATTATCAGTGTCTTTTTTCGTTACCGATTCCAATTCAAGTTCGTTCAGACGATGACGAAGTGTGTGTGCTGCAATCTCCTGGATTGAAGGAGGTAAATCTTTAAATTCCATCGTCAACCTCATCAGTCGGAGTTTCTTGCTAACCAGCGATGCGCGCCAGCTTCGGTTTTAAACGTTTTACTTTTGGTATACGTCATCGCGGTAAACGTACCGTCCTGGTTGGGAAACACGCCGCATACCAGAGATTCGCTGTTGCCAAGATCGATAGTATCCATGCTGACCTCATTTCCCCTTAACGCCGGGGTAGCGGAACAAAAACCTGCTGCATAGTTATTAAAGTTGAACCCTGCCGTCATGTTCTTACGCCTCGGGCTGGCTACTTACCCCCTGACCACTGCCTGGTAACTCGAAGTATTGCCCTGCGTTCTGTGGGACGGGGTGGGTTGGTATGAAAGGAAGGATACCCATGGGTATTTAAAAAGTAAATACCCATGGGTAATTTTTTGATGTGTCTTAACTGGTGACTGGTTGTTTGGTGAGTTATGATGCGTTTTGTGCTTTCTTTTTACGGATTTCTTCGTAGATCATATTGTAATACTGTTTTTTCTCTTCAAGAGTTTTTAATAAGTTATCCGCTTCACTTTCTGGCAGTTCGTCTAAGAGATCTAAAAAAATACGTTGTCGTGGCGTTAGAACCCTTGTTTCATAATTGGAGGCTGTGTTCGTTGATGATGAAACGATACCATCCATCCATCCCCGGGGTAACCCAAAGGACTCTTCTATAATCTCCACCATATCATCAGCGATCCGTTTTTTTCCTTTTTTCCCCTCTGGGTACAACATTCTTGATACATAAGAAGGCTCGCGACCGATCTTTCTGGCCACGTTAACCGCTTTACCATCGCATTTCTCATCACGAATTTTGATGAGTTGTTGTCGTCTAAATTCATATTTGTCCATAGGTAAATAATAGATGCGATTACCGCAAGGTAAACAACCCAAGGGTATTGACTTTTGTTTACCTGTGGGTATTCTTGCTGTGTTTACTAAGGAGTAGCTATGGAAGAATTAAGAATATTTCTCAATTCTCTTTCGTCAGATGAACAGCGTATGTTTGCATGTGAGTGTGGTACTAGCATCGGTTATCTAAGAAAGGCATTGAGTAAAGGTCAAATGTTAGGGGCATCGTTATGTGTCCTTATTGAGCGAGCCAGTAATGGTGAAGTTACACGTCAGCAACTAAGGCCTTTTGATTGGATGAATATTTGGCCCGAGCTGGAAGATACCAAAACGTTAACACAACCACTTACTAGGAGCTTGATTCATGAAAATCAAGCATGAACACATCCGCATGGCGATGAATGCCTGGGCGCGTCCTGATGGCGAAAAAGTTCCAGCAGCTGGAATAACCCAGGCTTATTTTGAGTTGGGTATGACGTTTCCTGAACTGTATGACGACAGCCATCCGGAAGCCCTGGCTCGCAATACCCAGAAAATTTTCCGCTGGGTAGAGAAAGACACCCCTGATGCAGTTGAAAAAATTCAGGCGTTGTTACCAGCGATCGAAAAGGCAATGCCACCTTTGCTGGTGGCCAGAATGCGCAGCCACAGTTCAGCTTATTTTCGGGAGCTGGTGGAGACGCGGGAGCGACTGGTGAGAGACGCTGATGATTTTGTCGCAGTGGCAATCGCCGGTTTCAATCAGATGAACCGTGGTGGCCCGGCAGGAAATGCTGTGGCAGTACATTGACTGACAATAGCCGTATCGAATCGCTTCCGGCAACTCGTGAGTAAAAAGATTCGGTATCAGAAGAGGTGAGTATGGCTAACGCCTGGCTCAGATTATGGCATGACATGCCAAATGACCCTAAGTGGCGAACAATTGCCAGGGTGTCAGGGCAGCCAATTGCAACAGTGATGGCAGTGTATATCCACCTCCTGGTGAGCGCGTCACGAAATGTCACGCGAGGTCACATTGATGTCACGACAGAAGATTTGGCAAGTGCGCTCGACGTGACAGAAGAGGTAATTGATTCAATTTTGCAGACGATGCAGGGGCGGGTACTTGATGGTGATTTAATCACTGGATGGGAAAAACGCCAGGTGCTTAAAGAGGACAACGGCAATATTTCGCAAACCGCAAAATCTCCTGCAGAGCGCAAGAGGGCGCAGCGAGAGAGGGAAAGAAAGCGGGAACAAAATGGCGATTGTCACGGCGCGTCACGAAATGTCACGCACATGTCACGACGAGTCACGACAGATAAAGATACAGATAAAGATACAGATCAAGAAGATCAAAACACTATGGTCCATGGCGTAAAAAACGCCACGAACCAGGCAGGGGATGTTCAGACCGTCAATCCTGGTCAGCCAGCAGGCACGACACCGGAAGCCGATTCAGCGTATGCGCTGAAAGCCGATTCGGGCGCTGTGCAGCAGGTGATGACCGCAAGGCCGGAGCAATCACACCAACTGCAGCAGCCTGAAGCCGATTCCGCCATTCAGCGGGAAGCCGATCGGGTAGTCCCGGAAAACACCGGGCAGCCTGTGGGACGAGTGGATTATCCGGATGTGTTCGAACAGGTCTGGCGGGAATACCCGTTGCGTGCTGGGGCAAACCCGAAGAAATCCGCTTTCAGTGCCTGGAAGGCCAGATTACGCGAGGGGGTGCCACCAGAGGCCATACTGGATGGTGTGAGGCGTTACGCAAGATACCTGGCGGCTACCGGGAAAACGGGAACGGAATTTGTTCAGCGAGCGACGACGTTTTTTGGGCCGGACCGGAATTTTGAAAACCCCTGGTTGCTCCCGGTAAGCGGCACGAACAACCAGCGTTGTGTGAATCATATTTCTGAACCGGATACCGAAATTCCGCCGGGATTCAGGGGGTGATGTGGCATGAAAAACATTGCGGCAGCCGGGGTTCTTGAACGTATTCGCAGACTTGCACCACAGGCGTCGGTTCCACCGTACCGGACGGTGGAGGAGTGGCGGGAATGGCAACTTGTTGAAGGACGAAAACGCAGCGAGGAGATTAACCGCCAGAATCACCAGTTGCGGGTGGAAAAAATCCTGAATCGTTCGGGCATCCAGCCTCTGCACAGCAAATGCTCGTTTGCGAATTATCAGGTGCAGAACGACGGGCAAAAATACGCGCTGAGCCAGGCCAAATCCATAGCTGACGAACTGATGACCGGGTGCACGAATTTTGTGTTCAGCGGTAAAACCGGCACCGGGAAAAATCACCTTGCAGCGGCGATGGGTAACCGGCTGATGGCGAAGGGGCGCAGCGTGATTATCGTCACCGTGTCTGATGTCATGAGCGTGTTGCATGACAGCTACGACAACGGCAAATCCGGGGAAAAATTTTTACAGGAGCTTTGCAGTGTTGATTTGCTGGTCCTGGATGAAATAGGCGTTCAGCGGGAGACGAAAAACGAGCAGGTGGTATTACACCAGATAATTGATCGCCGGACAGCATCACTGTGCAGTGTCGGGATGTTAACAAACCTGAATCATGCCGCAATGAGCACGCTTCTTGGTGAGAGGATTATGGACCGCATGACCATGAACGGTGGTCGGTGGGTGACGTTTAACTGGGATAGCTGGCGTCCAAATGTCAGCAATCAGAGGGTTGTGAAGTAATTTTTGTTGGAGGACGTTTTAATGGAAACTGTATTTGACGCACTGAAAGCACTGAAAAAAGCCTCTTCACAGGTAGTGGCATCGCGCCTTGGAATCAGCCGCGAAGATGCTGTCAACGAACTGTGGAAACTGAAGCGCCGTGGTGAAGCGGATAACAAGGGTTCGATGTGGTGGCTGATTCAGGCTGGTGAAAGTGAACCAGTGTCACCGGTACCGAAAGTGACAGCGCAAATGCTGACTGAGGCGATTGAACATCATGGCCCACAAACGGCGGATGAGCTGGCCCTGATGTTCGGGATTACCTCCCGCCGGGCGAATTCATCACTGGCCATGGCAATCAGCAAAGGGCGTCTGATTCGCGTGAATCAGGGCGGTAAATTTCGGTACTGCATACCGGGCGCTGATTTACCGGCAGAGCCGAAAGCCGCATCCATAGCGGAAACGGATGGTAAAGCCTTTCCTCAGCCAGCAGGTGTTGCGTTACCAGTCGGGGAAGCGGAAACACAGGAAGAAATAAAAACGGAAAGTGTGGCGGTCACAGTGCAGTCACAGCCGTCGTTCACCAGAAAGCATCCGGATGGTCTGATTTTACCATCGCTGCATGTGGCTAACCGCGAGCTGCGCCGGGCAAAAGGTCAGGTTCAGAAGTGGGAGCGAGTCTGCGCCGCGCTGCGGGAGCTGAACAAGTGCCGGGATATTCTCCGGGATATTACCGCCACCAGAGAACAGCAGCGGTGAGTGGGTGGAAGACGTGGTGCCGGGCGGAAATCATGATACTCCGGCAGTGTGCGGGAACGATGAAGGTAAAAAGCGTTGGCGCACTTATCGGACGAACTGAAGCGGCAGTGAGAACGAAGGCACGGGAGCTGGGCATCAGCATGATGTTACGTGGTGATTTTCACCCGTCGGCAAAATATTCTCAGCGTGATATTGAGCTGGCGCGGCAACTGCATCAGAGAGGCATGCAAAGAAGGGAAATTGCCAGAAAATTAGGCATGCCGCTGCGCATAGTGAATAACTACGTTTATTTCGACAGGAGGGTGTCTGCGTGAAAATCCTGTATCAGGATTACGGCCCGGTGGGGCAGGTGGTTATCAGCAGTACTGTAATGGAGTTTCGGAAGCATAACCGTGTGGTGGATGCTGTGCTGTTAACCTGTCCGGGGATATCGGCGAGTCGTGCAGGTGTGTTTATTATGAAGACGAAATTATATGGCAGTAAGGCGTGGATAAAGAAGGCGTATCGTGTAGCGTTGCAGGAGGTTAACAGTGAGTAAAATTAAAGAAATGCCGGTAGTTCGTGACGGATATGGCTACTGGACACATCCTGAATATGAAAAATTCTGTGATGGTCGGGAATATATTTCAACGGAAGAGTTTAACGCCTGGATGGAGGAAAATAATCTTCAATACGTCCTCTGCTTCAGAGATGAAGGATGTGCTGACCTTGATGCGTGTGATGCTGATATTTCTGCATGGGAACCGGAACGACCAGAGGGCGATGGCTGGTTTATTGGTTCCATTCATGATACGGAAGATGGCCCGGTTTGTGTCTGGTTGCGAAATAAGGCTGAAGCATAAAGGCGATAAACCAACTAACAACTAAATACTGAAGATTTAAATCAGAAACGATTTTTATTAAATCCTTAACCGGAGGGATTCCTGCACCCTCAGAACATCAGGAGGCCGCCCGAAAGGGCGGTAAGAAATGAAACATTATTTAGAAAAAAATTACCCACGAAAGAGCAGAACAACAGAGTTTCTGTTTTTCATTCTGTTTATAGTGTTGATGATACCGATATCCCCGCTATTACTGGTCTGGATAATTGGAAGGACATTTGAACCAGTTATTGAGCTATATACCGATGTGACATGGGAATCATTCAGCGCACTGCACAATAAAATTAATCCGTATAAGGAAAACTGATATGAGCACTATTACCAGAGAACGCGCGGAGATTAAATCATACATCACAGGCTTCCTGAGCGACTCGGCGCACGATAACAAGTCTTCAGACAGCCTGCTGGCTAATGTGTTTCGTATCGCGCTGGCATCACTGGAAGCAGAGCCGATAGCAATGGTAGTGCCTGATGAAATGGATTTGCTTACCTGCCATCTCGACGGTGTAACTAAAACATATGCTGATGGCTGGAACGCCTGCCGCGTCGCCATGCTTCAGGCCGGAAACTTTCGGGAAAATAAGAATTCGTCAACCAACAATTTTCGGGAAATCTCGGAAACGTCAACCAGATCTCCGATAACTCTGGATGGCTGGATAAGCTGTACTGAGCGAATGCCTGAAAAGAGCCAGAACGTGCTTATTTCGATGAATATCGATAGCGAGGCTGGGCCATTAATATATTCCGCACGCTATCTCGGAGGCACGTTCCGGCGCGGAGGTATAGCAGTTAGTCCGGGTAATGATCTTAGGCAAGCAACCCACTGGATGTCGCTACCAGAACCGCCGCAGGAGGTGAATCAATGACCTGGCCTGAAGCATTCACAACGGTAGGAATTGCGATGGCGGTGGCGCTGGTGGAGTATTCGATTTGCCGCTGGGGATAAAAACGGTTTGCGGGAAAAGGATAGTTAAGTAGAATTGCAGCGGGTGCTTGAGGCTATCTGCCTCGGGCATGAACACCAACGGCAGATAGAGAAAAGCCCCAGTTAACATTACGCGTCCTGCAAGACGCTTAACATTAATCTGAGGCTCAATCCATGCTGAACACATGTAGGTTAGCCTCTTACGTGCCGAAAGGCAAGGAGAAGCAGGCTATGAAGCAGCAAAAGGCGATGTTAATCGCCCTGATCGTCATCTGTTTAACCGTCATAGTGACGGCACTGGTAACGAGGAAAGACCTCTGCGAGGTGCGAATCCGAACCGGTCAGACGGAGGTCGCTGTCTTCGTAGACTACGAATCTGAGAAGTAAGAGACCAGGCGGGGGAGTAATCTCCCGCCACCTCTGATGTGTCAGGCATCCTCAACGCACCCGCGCTTTACCATACTGAAAATGCTGTTTGAATGTTCATCTCTGAAAGAGGACTATGAATGAAAAAGGTATTGATTGCAGCACTTATTTCCGGTGTGTCTTTTGGCGCTTTTGCACAGCAGGGTGGTTTCCAGGGGCCAGAAGCAGAGCGTTCAACAGTAGCGCAGGCAAAAGAACTGAAGGATGATGCATGGGTTATCCTTGAAGGGAGCATCGTTAAAAAAGTGGGTGATGAACGTTATGAGTTTCGTGACAATAGCGGGACAATTGTCACGGATATTGATGACAGCGTATGGGCCGGGCAGAATGTTTCTCCGAAAGACAAAGTAAGAATTGAGGGTGAAATTGATAAAGACCTGAGCAGTGTTGAAGTTGATGTAAAGGCACTGAAATTATTAAAGTAACCGCCCCTGCTTGTTAAGCCCGTCTTACTGACGGGTTTTCTGTTTGTACATTCCGGCGTATTGCCTTACAATTCGCGCAGTCAGCCTGAACAACTGACACCTGCTGTCACCGGAGAATCCGATGACACAACACATAAAATCCCACAATTCTGAAGCCGACCCGGAAATTAAGCAGGGGAGGCGTTTTCGTGCGCCTCAGTATGGCTGGTTTCACTATCTGTTCTGTACGATCGATGAGGCAGATATGCTTCAAGAGGCGTATCTGCGTCGCGGTGTCCGTGTGGAGCGGAGTCTGAACGCTGATCGTCTGACCTGGACCGTTTCTGTATATCTTCCTGTTCGTGCACATCTGCCACGGACACATGCCTGCTACCGTCAGCGCGTCTGGAGGTAATGTGCGGGTATTACTTCGACCTGTTCTGGTTCCGGAACTCGGGCTGGTGGTCCTTAAGCCCGGTCGTGAATCATTGCCAGTTTTTCATCGCGGCAGGGTGCTGGTGGAGCCGGAACCGAAAAACATGCGGGCGCTGCCATCTGGAGCGGTTCCTGCTGTTCGCCAGCCGCTGGCGGAAGATAAATCACTGCTGCCATTTTTCAGCGATGAGCGGGTGATTCGTGCAGCTGGCGGCGCTGGTGCACTGTCTGACTGGTTATTACGTCACGTGAAATCCTGCCAGTGGCCACACGGCGATTATCATCACAGCGAAACCGTTATTCACAGTTACGGTGCTGGCGCAATGGTGTTGTGCTGGCACTGCGACAACCAGCTGCGCGACCAGACCTCCGAATCACTTGAGCAACTTACTCAACAAAATCTGACAGCCTGGATGATTGACGTCATACGCCATGTAATGAATGGCACGCAGGAGCGGGAATTATCGCTGGCTGAATTATCCTGGTGGGCAGTCTGCAATCAGGTGGTGGACGCATTACCTGAGGCAGTATCGCGTCGCTCTCTGGGATTACCGGCGGAAAAAATCCGCTCCGTATACCGTGAAAGCGACATCATACCGGGAGAACAGACCGCCACCAGCATACTGAAGCAGCGCACAAAAAATATTGCGCTACCGCCTCACACCCACCAGCAACAGAACCCACCACAGGAAAAGACGGTGGTCAGCATTGCCGTTGATCCGGAGTCTCCGGAATCCTTCATGAAACGACCTAAACGTCGCCGCTGGGTAAATGAGAAATACACACGCTGGGTAAAGACACAGCCGTGTGCGTGTTGTGGTAAGCCAGCGGACGATCCTCATCATCTGATTGGTCATGGTCAGGGCGGAATGGGAACAAAATCCCACGATATTTTCACGCTACCGCTGTGTCGGGAGCATCACAACGAGCTTCATGCGGATCCGCTGGCGTTCGAAGAAAAGCATGGTTCCCAGGTTGATTTAATTTTTCGTTTTCTTGATCACGCCTTTGCAACCGGCGTGCTCGGGTAAAAGAGGTTACTGATGCGTATAGAGTTTGTTTTGCCTTACCCGCCGACGGTGAACACCTACTGGCGACGTCGTGGCAGCACATATTTTGTATCAAAAGCCGGTGAGCGTTATCGCCGGGATGTGGCACTTATTGTTCGCCAGCAGCGGCTGAAATTAAACCTGTCCGGAAGGCTGGCGATAAAGATTATTGCAGAGCCACCGGATAAGCGCCGTCGTGACCTGGACAATATCCTGAAAGCACCACTGGATGCGCTGACGCATGCCGGACTTCTCATAGACGACGAGCAGTTTGATGAAATCAATATTGTGCGCGGCCAGCTCGTTTCTGGTGGGCGGCTGGGCGTGAAGATTTACAAAATTGAAAGTGAGTGAGCATAAATATGATATACCCGGAAATTACAGGCAAAAGCGGTGAGCATTTACGCCTGAAAACGCTGGAAAGTGTCTGGATCCAGGGGAAACTGCGTATGTGGGGGCGTTGGTCGTATATTGGCGACGGTAAGACGGGAAATATGTTCAACCAATTACTGACCTCTAAAAAGCTGACAAAAACGGCAATTAACGAGGCGCTCCGGAGGATGAAAAAAGCGGGTCTGGACAAACCTGAACTTGAGGCTTTTTTGCGGGATATGATCAACGGCAATCAAAAAAGCTGGCTGGCACATTGTACCGATTCAGAGGCGTTAATAATCGACAGGGTTATTGGTGAAGTACTGGCAGGTTATCCCGGGCTGCTCAATGTTCTGAGTCAGCGTTATGTGGGGCGGGGGATGACTAAGCGCAAAATGGCTGAACTGCTGAATGATGCACATCCGGAATGGAGTTTAAGAACCTGTGAAAGACGCATTGAGCATTGGCTAAAGGTGGCAGAATTTATTTTGTACAAACCAATGGTTATGGCTTTTGGTATAGATAAAAAAGTTATTGCTTTTTGACGTAAAAACTGCTTCAATTCCGGTACGCTTCGCAAAGCTGTACCGCGAGGCGAATAGCAGACATGGACATTTGAAAGAGCCCGCTTTTTGCGGGTTTTTTTATGACTGAAAAACGGCACGGGGCGTTAAATGCGCTGGTGGTTGCGAATACCGGTCTTTCTGCTTGCTGGCTTTTTGGACAAGAGTTATTGGTATGTCACGTTAACCAAAAGGGAAAAAAGACATGCTAAAACAGCAGGATATGACAGAAACCGCCAGAGTGGTGTTTAATGAATTAAGCGTTACCGAACCGGCGACAGTCGGGGAGATTGCGCAGAATACTTACCTTTCACGCGAACGCTGCCAGTTAATACTGACCCAGCTTGTTATGGCGGGTCTGGCAGACTATCAGTGCGGTTGTTACAGACGCCTTCAGTCCTGAAGGCTTTTTATTTGTGGTGAATGGGCGGCTGGTGGGGGGGCGACACCTGTCAGTCCTTTGCTTATGTGTTGATGATAATTTACCTTTTGGGGCTATAATTGAGCTAACCAATTGCTAATGAAAGTAAAATTATAATGGCTGTTGTCTGTTCAGTTATCATGGTTTGCTCCCCAATTAATATTTTTCTTGAAAAGGATACGTTGTCACTTAAGCCAGGCTCAGTCGTTCTGGCCACCAAATGCATCAGGGAGCTTTTCCTTATGCATTATGGCAAAGTTAAAATTGTCGATATAAGCGAATCCGTCGTAAGTCAATATCTGGAAAGTCAGCATAAGCTGACGAGGACTCGTCTGACTGACATTCCGCTTTACCTGTTGCTGGAACCCAACAATCCTGCGTTGGCTGCGGCTTTAATTACCAGCCAGGGATTTTCCGGAGAGGTCACGGATATGTTTCTTATGATGGCCTGCCTGTCTCTGTTTGAAACAGATGAACGGATGTCATTGTTTTTAAGTGGATGTTTATCCAGCATAAGTGCCAAAGTCAGGGCGATAATTCAGACAGATATATCAGCAAGCTGGACGCTTGGTGCGATTGCTCTACAGTTGCATATGAGTGAGAGTTTGTTAAAGACAAAACTGAAAAATGAAGGGGGCATGTTCAGTCGCTTGTTGCTGGAAGAGCGGATGCGTGTTGCTGTAAATATGTTATGTTCCCGGCATGGATATGGACAGGCTATAGCAGAAAAATGCGGTTATTCAAGCAGGTCCTACTTTATTTCTGTATTTCACCGCTATTATGGCTTCCCGCCAGACAGATATGTATCCAGGCAAGGGCTTGATTATTGATTTTCATCTGATTATTATTTTTTGGCTCGGTCCTTTAGCTCAGTGGTGAGAGCGAGCGACTCATAATCGCCAGGTCGCTGGTTCAAATCCAGCAAGGGCCACCATATTACATACCGCTATTAGCTCATCGGGACAGAGCGCCAGCCTTCGAAGCTGGCTGCGCGGGGTTCAAGTCCCCGATGGCGGTCCATTATCAGCATCATGCGTTGTTAGCTCAGTCGGACAGAGCAATTGCCTTCTAAGCAATCGGTCAGTGGTTAGACTCCACTACAACGCGCCACACTTATTTTCCAGGCTCGCTTCGGCGGGCCTTTTTTGTATCTGCGCCACGCCCGGCGCATATCAACCACAGAGCCTTTCGGGGGTGAGCTTACGGAGTGGTCAGTGTGACTTTCTCTGTGGGCAGATCGCTCCCGGGCGTTGGCTCACCCACCCAAAGGAACGTCACGATGTTTGTAAGCGTCAACGGAGCACCGTATTGACGCTTATTTATTGGTGAGTACTACGTTCCATGGCAGGAGTTCGTCAACACGGTTGGAGGGCCATTCCGGCAGTACGCTCAGAATATGGCGCAGATACGCTTCCGGATCGATACCGTTCAGACGGCAGGTGCCGCTCAGCCCGTACAGCAGTGCTCCACGCTCGCCGCCGTGATCGCTACCGAAGAACACGTAATTTTTCTTTCCGAGACAGACTGCACGAAGCGCTCTTTCCGCTGTGTTATTGTCCACCTCCGCCAGACCGTCATCACTGTAATAACAGAGGGCGTCCCACTGATTCAGTACATAGCTGAACGCTTCGCCCAGTCTGGATTTTTTCGACAGCGTGCCATTCTTCTCCACCATCCATTCATGCAGCGACGTCAGTAACGCTTTGCTTCGCTGCTGCCTGGCTGCAAGACGCTCTGATTCTGGTAATCCCCGTATTTCATCCTCGATGGCGTACAGTTCACTGATTCGCTTCAGGGCTTCTTCTGCCGTCGCACTTTTGCTGCTGATGTATACATCGTGGATTTTTCTCCGGGCATGAGCCCAGCACGCAACTTCTGTCAGCGCACTACCTTCACGTTCTGCACTGAACAGCCTGTCATAACCTGTGAACGCATCCGCCTGCAGGATACCCCGGAAGGGGCGGAGGTGTTGCTCCGGGTGTTTCCCCTGCCGGTTCGATGAGTACGCGAACCAGACCGCCGGAGGAGATGACGAACCCGCATTGCGATCATCCCGGACATACGTCCAGATGCGCCCTGTTTTCGTCTTTTTCAGGCCCGGTGCCAGTACCTTTACCGGTGTGTCGTCAGTGTGAAGCTTGCGGGTATTCATCACATAACGGTACAGGGCATCATTCACCGGTGTCATTAACTGGCAGCACGCGTCAACCCAGTTGGAGAGTAAGGCCCGGCTCAGTTCGACACCCTGGCGGGCAAAGATTTCACTCTGACGATACAGTGGCAGATGTTCGCAGTATTTTCCCGTTAACACGCGGGCAAGTAATCCGGGGCCCGCGATACCACGCTCTATCGGGCGGGACGGCGCCGGTGCTTCAACAATACAGTCACATTTTGTACAGGCTTTTTTTACCCGTTCTGTGCGGATCACTTTCAGGGCACTGCTCACCAGTTCCAGCTGTTCAGCGCTGACTTCTCCCAGATAATCCAGCTCACCGCCACACTCCGGGCAACAGCTTTCTTCTGGCTCCAGGCGGTGTATTTCACGGGGAAGGTGTGCCGGTAACGGACGACGATGGCGCGACTGTCGCAACTGGCGGGGAACCTGAGGATCGTCTTCCCGCCCACTGTAACGATCGCTGTCCTGTTCACGTTGTTTCAGCAGAGCCTCAGCCAGTTCAACTTCACGACGCAGTTTTTCAGAACGGGTACCGAACAGCATCCGGCGCAGTTTTTCTATCTGAGCCCGCAGATGTTCTATTTCCCGTTCATCTTCTTCGATCTTTTCTTCGGCACGTGTCAGTGCAGAGCGCAGGAAGGCTTCCGTCTCTTCAACCAGACTCAGTTGCTGGTCTTTCTGACGGAGGGCTTCAGCCTGCTCAGAGAGCAACCTTTCCAGCTCTGCGATGCGAATGAGGTATTTCTGACTCATGACCGTTTTTATAATGCGGTCAGGAGTTTTTTACAACATTGTCAGTGAGTTACGGCTGGATGTTTTTGGCTGACGCCAGTCCAGCTTATCGAGGAGCATTGCCAGTTGCGAGCGGGTAATGGATACCTTGCCGTCACGTACCGCAGGCCAGATAAACTGGCCTTCCTCCAGGCGTTTGGTGAACAGGCACAGACCATCAGCATCAGCCCAAAGAATTTTGACGGTGTCACCCCGTCGGCCACGGAAGATAAACAGGTGACCGGAGAAGGGATTATCATTCAGCACATGTTGTACCTGTTCTCCCAGTCCGTTGAAGGATTTACGCATATCGGTAACGCCGGCAACGAGCCAGATACGGGTACCTGATGGGAGTGAGATCATCTTCCCCTCCCGGTCAGTTCACGGATCAACACCGTGAGCAGCTCTGGCGATGGATTTTCCAGCGTCATGTTACCGTGACGGAATTCCACCTTGCAGGAACTGGCACTGACTCTGGTCTGAGTGGAAGTGGATAAAGACGGCGCAATGGCCGCCACAGGTTCTTTCTGCTCATCCGGCGTTATTTCTACAGGTAATAATTCAACGCCAGTGTCAGAAGAGGTCGTTACCGGAAGACGCCGCGAAACACGCCCTTCGTTCTGCCAGAGCCTGAGCCATTTGAAAATAACATTATCATTGACGCCATTTTCACGTGCAATCTGTGCAACACAAGCTCCAGGTTGTGATGCCAGTTCCACCATACGAAGTTTGAATTCATTCGAATAGTTTTTACGAGGTTCTTTTCGCCAGTCCTGTAATTCCATACTTAGATGTCCGTCTATATCAGATGGGCGTCTAAGTTACCAATTCTCGTCTGATGGCTACATACGGCGGTCAGTTTACGCTTACCGATGTTTGGAATCTTCAAAAAGAAAACCCGCAGAGCGGCAGCGGAAATTAAAAAGTTTGAGAAACGCGATCTGGCACAGGCGGTGATTAACGCTGCATACCTGGTGGCCTATGCAGATGGTGAATGCGAGGCATCCGAGAAAGCGAAGATCGAACAGGTCTTACGTAATCAGCCTGCGTTGTCTGCGTTTACCTCGGAAATTAATGCGATTAGCGCAACTATTATCGGTCAGCTGGATACCAATTTTAAAATTGGTCGTCGTGCCGCGTTACGTGAGATCGAGGATGTGAAACACGATACGCGTGAAGCGGAAGATGTGCTGGATGTGGCGGTGGCCATTGCGGAGGCAGACGGCGAAATTGAGCCGGAAGAGCGCAAGGTGCTGGAAGAGATTGCCGGTGTTCTGGGTCTTCGTCTGGAGAATCACCTGTGACGGTAAAACTGCGCCTGACTGTGGCTGCACTCCTGCTGTTTCTGGTGGTGATGGTGGATTTCACCAGCAGAATCATGTCGGTGCTGGCGGATGGGGTGCTGGTCTGCGGCATTATGGTATTGCTGTGGCCGGTGATAAAAAGAAACAGCCTGCATAATGCTTGATTTTTTTGTTTGCTGTTTATTAAAAACACTTCTGCATGGTGAATCCCCCTGTGCGGAGGGGCGATCAGCAACCAGGTATATGGGATAATCGCGGATTCAGGTGCTGATACTGAATTCACCGGGAGGCACCCGGCACCATGCTTTGCCACAAAAGTGTTGTTTCTGTTTTTCTCAAACTATCATCGTTATCCCTTTATTTCCGGCTGCGCATGGCGTGGCCTTTTTTTTACGACCAGCCACTGGCAGATGGCCATCCTGTAATTTGATTCCGGTTCCGGCTTTTTAACTCTGTTCCTGTACACGGGAGAAATTCGATGTCGATTAAACATTATGATGTTGTCAGGGCGGCGTCGCCGTCAGACCTTGCGGAAAAGCTGACACACAAACTGAAAGAGGGCTGGCAGCCGTTTGGTAGTCCGGTGGCCATAACCCCTTATACTCTGATGCAGGCCATTGCGGCGGAAGGTGATGTCACCACACCTGTGTTGGTGAAGCCGTCGGATGGAGAAGGCACAGTAATCAGCGCCACCAGAGACCCGGAGTATTACTTTGTTGTGGTTCTGGCGGGGCAGTCAAACAGCATGGCATATGGTGAAGGCCTTCCGCTGCCGGAGACATATGACCGTCCGGACCCGCGCATTAAGCAGCTGGCGCGTCGCAGTACGGTGACACCGGGCGGTGTCGCCTGTAAATATAACGACATCATTCCGGCGGACCATTGTCTGCATGATGTGCAGGACATGAGCCGCCTTAACCATCCGAAAGCGGACCTGTCAAAGGGGCAGTACGGAACCGTGGGGCAGGGGCTGCATATCGCCAAAAAATTGCTGCCGTTTATACCGGCGAATGCGGGCATTCTGCTGGTTCCGTGCTGTCGTGGTGGTTCAGCGTTCACCACCGGAGCC